TTCATTTCTTCTATCATTTCCTTATACTTTCTATAAATCCCTTCCCGTAATGGTTCTAACCATATAATAATTCACATAGGCTCTTTTGTCGTAATCGTATCTTTTGTTTCTGTAATAGGAATAAAGCCCCATCACAGCCCCATACAATCCTTTTACTCTACGGCCTTTATAGCCTTTAAGTTTTTCATTTTTAATTGTTTTATAAATTGTTTTTAACATCTTTTACCTTTGTCAAATATTTATCCCATTTGGACTTATCGCCCGCCGTGATCCCCGATCTTGGAAAAACATCCCCAGGAATCATATAAGATTTAATTGGATTCTCTCCCCCGTCATAGCATATACATAAAAAATAGTCTGGTAATTGCTCCTTACTTGTCCTACTAAAAGTCCATTGAATCGTGTCCGCTCTATTCTTCCTAACGTAAGGGCGGGAACCTTTTATGTCTATCGTCTTTCCGTTATACTCCGTGTCTATCTTGGCCTTCCTGTCTATCTTTATTCCCAAAATCCCCTTAACATATTCTTCTACTTTGAAAGAAAAAGCCTCTTCTTGACCGTTTCTTCTCCTATACGCCCTATTAGCACAGGCCTCAGAACACCATTTGACCTTCCACCTAGAATATTTTCCCCCCCGTTCCTTAGGTATTAACTTTCCACAATGTAAGCAATATTTATCCGTCATACTGTATGATTATGCCATAAAAGAGTGGGGAATGCAACAAACATGTTGCCACACTCCCCGTGCCAATCACTTTTTGTCCCAGTCATCCGTCCTTTCTACTCGATCTCTGTGGTCGCTGTCCCTGCAATCCTGACGTGCCTGGTGCCATGCTTCCCGAACTTCACTTTCATCAACCCCAGTGTCTTCAGCTGCATCATCAACATCGTACGGCCCCATCGTCTTGTCTCCTTTCTCTAATGGAAGATTTTAGTTAAACCAACTAATGTTAGTCCATGGCCCTTCCTTACAACCATTAACAGTTCTCATAATTCCATAATATTGAATCATTCCTAAAATTCCGGTGTTATCCACGGCAACGTGTCCAAATTCCTGGTGTCCGTCATTCTCCATCTCAAAGCACCATCTGGGGTCCTCTACATCCTCGCTAAAACAAACCTCAATAGTGTCCCCACCCATAGCAGACCAGGTAGCTTGAGGAAACCAATTATTAAGTGCGGAGCCGTCCTCGATGGTTACCCAAGTAATAGCGGGCGGTCTGGTATCAAGACACCTTGTGTCTGGATGAAACGTGTTTCTTGGTGCTTCATAATCGTTTGGTTTATCCACAGGTTCTTCACAAACCTCACAATCCTTATCAACCTTACAAGCGTCTTCGCCCTCTCCCTCAACCAACACACACGCCTCTTCTACACACTCGTTATGAAATACAGGCTCCCTACACTTTCCAAGATAATCGTTCTCATGCTCTCTTAAATGAAATTGAACAGCATGCTCATCAATAAAAATCGAAACACATTCCTTCTGAGGTTCGCAATGACAAAGCCATTGTTTGTGCTCCTTTGCTTCAGCCTTCCCAGTCACAACATATAAGAGAAAAGCAAGCATGGCCCCTAATACAACAGCACCTAGTAAAAATTTAATTATGTCCTTCATTTATAATCACCGCCCTTCATAAACCCAAGCGACTCCCCCAGTACCCTCTCGATCACTGCCTCGTACCAAGAAGAACCAGAAGGTCGCTAAGGCCTACGACCTGCCCACCCTGCCTGACAAGCAAGTTCCATTAGTATTAACAGATCATTTAATTCCATAAGGCACAGCACCTCTTTATCGTTGTTTTTGCTTGTCATAACTATCGGCATTTTTCCACTGCCTGCGTCGTTTTTTGCCTGTTGCCACGCCTTCCTAAAATTAAGTCGCTCCTGGTTTTTCACTTCTATGGACACTGGTAAGTTTGTGAATATGTCCCCTTTAAATCTGTCCACCGCACCCGACATAACCATTCTTGTTGCCTCAATGCCGTATTTACCAAGAACGTCTTCTATAATTTTTGCTATTTCTTTTTCAAGCCTTGTGCCTTTTGCCTTTCGGCTCTTGCTTGTCTTTGCCATACTATGCTCCCATAACCCTTTGTGTTATTTTGTAAAGTCCTCTAGGGCTGAGTCGCGCGTAATCTTCTGCGCACTGATCACATACAGACAGACCATGAAGCTTTTCCCAACCACTAACAGTCTTGCTTCGGTCTACAAGTATTCCGCAGAGTGCGCAAGCTCCTTCCTTCTGTTTACTTTTAATGTCTTCTATATATCTCATGGCCTCTGAGGGACTGGTAAGCGCGTGAATCCTGCCCATTCACATTCTTTTTGGGGTAAGCACTTTAAGCTCATAGAGATTTAATAAAGTTAAAGTTATATTTTCTTACCAGCCCCTCGGAAGCTGGGAGACTTGTGGACTGTGAAGCACAAGCCTCCCTCACAATCAGCTAATTCACAGTCTTATAACGCACCAAGAAAACTTCCATTTTGATAGACTACCCAAGGATTCCACCCTTGTTCCTCCCATAAAGCGTAAGCAGCGTCTATTTGCTGTTCACAACTTACAAGATTTTTAAGACCTCCAAACTTTTCCCAGTGAATACTGTTAATTTGGAATAATCCGTAATCTACCGTTTTGTTATCATTAACGTTCATAGCCTCGCAGTTCATATTTGATTCAGCGCTGGCTATCGCTAACGCAACCTGACAGTTAAACTTTCCCCATTTATCACAAATTGCTATTTCTATAGGAGTATCTATTTCGTCTGGATACTCTATAACGACCACTGGTTGAAGCATTTCCTTTCCTCTGGTTTTAACTTCAACAGGTTGGTGGAAACTAACTTTAACCGGTCTAGTAAATACAACCTCATGGAAATTAAACCAATCGGCTATCTTAACAGCCCCTAAAGTTATAAGCAGAGTTATAACAACCATGCTTAAAGCTCCAACCATAACCTTCTCTCTAGTGGATATTTTAGCAAATTTGCCACTAGAATTTCTTACATTGTAATATTCCATTACTTACTCACCTCCTTAGTATTAACTATTCCGTCACAAGCAGGATAGTCTGAACAACCCCAGAACTCCCCCCACTTGCCCTCTCTTAAAACCATAGGACTTCCGCATTTAGGACAATTAGGCATGTTACCTCCATTTTTCTTAGCCGCTTCCTTCTCTTTAATAACCCTAGTACCCTCACCAAACTCCTTAAGCATTTTCTTATAGAAGTAACCGGCAAGTTTGTATGATTTCTCAACCTCTTCCTTGGTCAATTCGTCAGTACCCACCATTACAGTATGCTTACCGTCGGTTGAGAATATGATTTTAAGTTTGTAATCTTTTACTTCCATAGTAACCCCCTTCCTCTAATAGCCTTGCTCCTTTGACTCATATATTCGTCCCAAGTAATCAGCCCAAAGTTGTAACAAGCTCTTAAATATACTAGTTTGGTTGGATTAGAATCTCTTAGCAAACTAAGTTCGCTAAAACTCCTAACGTCCCCATTGTATATTCTTGCGAGGCTTAAATCCTTTTTCCTAGTAACCTCACTTACAAGCTCGCTCCATTTATCCACGGCTAGGCTTAAACTAAGTACTTCTTCAGCAATATCGTCTCTCCCTTGTTCTCTATAGAACTTTACAAGAGCCTTTGTAGCCTTGTTTTCTACAAAACTCACAGTCATTTTTGCCTTTCATAACTTTGTACTAATATTATTGTACATAATTATTTAACATTTGTCAAGTTTTTAGATAAGACCTTATCATTTCACGCATAAACTCGCTTACGGATCTGCCTCTCAGCGCAAGTATGGATTTAAGTTGGCGATATTCGTGGATATCTAGGTACAGTGTTACACGTTCTTTTGTGTGATCTATGTTTCGCATGCGCGTATTATACCATAATTATTGAAGGTTCTAGGGGAAAAACAAAACCCGCTTGACAAAATCAAACGGGTTGTGTTATTGTACTTAGTATGCTAACTAATTACAAGCATTATACAACACAGGTAAAGAAAAATCAAGCGCCGTAACAGGCGTTATTTTTATTGGCAAATAACTGCACGTTAGTTACTTGCTAATAAGCAGGAAGCAGAGGTAAGCGAAACCTAGTCCGGCCATAATTTTTTGGCGAGCATTAACAGGACTCATCCATCGCTACTGACTAGACCCATACCTAATGTGGTGATGACCTAGACAGCATTCTAGGAGATACCCATACATTAGGGAGGGGGAGATCAGGAGAACTAGAACAATATACTTTGAAATTATATGACCACAGACTTTAGGAACACCACCCGACGGGGCGGGGGTATAAGGTCAATAAGAGTAATTATGAAACTACACAAGGATAAAAAAATACGTAAGATTCAAAAACGTTGTACAGAGTGGGCGGAGGAGTTAAGAGATAAAAGAAAAGCTAACGAGATATTTGACGGCACGGTTATTTAAAAAAGGCATTGTAGCGGGTCTTATAATATTCTTCTACCTGGTTATTTTTCATCGCCTGCGGGGTAACTACATAAAAGCCCCGCGCTTGTGATATAATTTTCGTAAATGAAGTTGACTGCAATTTTAGCAAGAACTACAACTGACAAAGTTAAATCAAAATTATTATCTCCTGGGCTGGCAGAGATAACATTCGAGTGCTATATTGAACCAGAAGAATTTGCAAAACTAATCAACGAATATTTTGACAAGGAGTTAAATGTCGAAATCACTTGAGAAAAAAGAGGTAGGTAGACCTGCCGCAGATATTGAGGGCTATTTTACGAAAATGGTTCCGTATCTAAATTTGGGATTAAGTGTGTACAGAGCATGCAATCAAGCCGACGTTCCTTACACAACCGTTCGTGATTACTACAATCAGGACGAGGATTTTCGTAGGCGCGTGGACTTAGCAAGAGACGACATTGTTGTTACAAGCAGAGCTAAGTTAGCTGAAGAAGTAAAAAAGAAGAGTTGGAGTAGAACCGACGCACATAAATACGTCCTAGATAATCTGGACGAAGATTTCTCAAAACAAAAAAACCAAGGAAACATAAACATAGCAGGAAACGAAATGAGTATCGAGTTTGTCTTGGACGACTATGCCACAGATAAAACTACATGAGAGTCAGTATGAGATTGCACAAGACAGTCACAGATACCGAATAGTTTGTGCGGGAAGAAGATGGGGTAAATCAGTACTTAGCAGGATGATTGTACTGCAGTGGGCATTAAGAGAACAGGGAATTTATTGGATTGTTAGCCCAACATACAAACAATCAAAAATGATTCATTGGCGGGATTACCTAAAAGAAATTCCGAGCCAATGGGTACAAAAGAAAAATGAAGTTGAACTATCAATTATACTCAAAAATGGATCAATTATCGAGCTTAAAGGCGCTGAAAATCCGGATGCTCTTAGAGGAGTTAAACTTAGAGGACTCGTTATTGATGAGATTGCTTCAATTAGAAACTGGGACTGGCTCTGGGCTGAAGTCCTTAGACCAACACTTACTGACTATAGCGCTCCAGCCATATTTATTTCCACACCAAAAGGGTTTAACCATTTCCATGATCTATACCAGCTCGGACAACAGCCCGAGGGTGACTATCGATCTTGGAGATACACAAGCTACGACAACCCCTATATCCGAAACGAAGAGATAGACGCGGCCAAAAAAGAACTGACAGAGGATACATTTGCCCAGGAATACATGGCTGATTTCAGAAAGTACACAGGGCTTGTATACAAGAACTTTGAAAGAATACTGCACGTCATCGAGCCTTTTGACATACCCTACGATTGGCGGGGAATCAGAGGAGTGGATTTTGGTTCGACGAACCCAACGGCTTGTATTTGGGTGTTATTTGATAAAGACGATAACTGGTACATAGCAGACGAACATTACGAAACAGGCAAAACAATTGATTACCACGCAGGAATTATGAATGCACATGCTCTGACACCAAAGATAATTTCAACATTTGGAGATCCTAGCGGCGCACAGTGGATGAGAGAGTTTGCTGAACGTGGCGTTTATATAACTCCGGCTAACAAAGACACAGGAACAAGCAACAAAAACTGGGTAAACTTTGGAATTGAGAAAGTAGCAGAAAAACTCAAACCTATTCCTGGACACTTTGTCGATAAGGTAGGTAAAGACAATCAACCTAAGCTATTCGTGTTTAACAACTGCGAAAACACAATCCGAGAATTTGAGACATACAGATGGCGGGAGAAATCACCAACAGCAGCGCAGGATTTAAATGAACCTGAAGAACCGGAAAAGGCGAACGATCACATTATGGACGCATTAAGATATTGCGTAGTTAGTTATCAAAAACCTGAGTCTGTATATGTTGAACCTCAATGGAAAGAGGAACAATGGAAAATAGGCAAACATTAATCTACGGCACACTTATTTGCCAAAACGCGATAAGTGAAATAAGGCGTTGCATAGAGTCTGTTAGGCCTGTAGTTGATGAGTATTATGTTATGGACGGTGGGTCAACAGATGGTACATGGGAAATGCTGAATGATTACAAGGATGTTTATGGCCTTACGCTTTTTCAGAGTAAATACGAAGATCAAGGAGCGCAGAGGAATAAGCTAAGATCAAAACTTCCTAAGAACATTTGGGTTGTTAATTTAGATCAAGACGAGGAGTTAAACATGGCCGCAAGAAAAGAACTTAGGCAGTTTCTTAATCGAGTTCAAGTAACGCAGCACGATTTGCCTCTGACTCTTGCAATCAAGAATATTAACTTGGTAAAGGACATGTTTCATTACGATGCTAGTTTAGTGAGCTACTTTGCCACGAAGATCTTTTATTATGACAAAAACTTACATTTTACACCTGGATATCATATGTCAATTCATTACTTTGACAACGAACAAAATATTAATTCTATTCCGTGCCCTGAGGATTTTGTTATTAAACATTACGCATGGTTGGATAAAAAGCGTAGAGAAACTGCGGGCAAGGATAATAAACGAGCATATGGAGGAGAAGAGGGGTTGGAAAGTTCGTGGGATATTAGAGAATTACCAGAGGAGTGGTACTAGTGATTAAACAAAGTATTAGGACAAGTCTAGCTTCTATAACCAAAGAGCAGTGGGAAACACATAACAATAACATGTTTATGCAACATCTCCTAAGAGCCGATCCTGACTTGTGGCTTATTAAAGAATACTTAGAACGTTATCACATAAACGCAGCTTTGTTACCTCCGATTCTTGAAGCAATGGACGTAGTAAATAAAACAACAGGCTGGGGTAGAGTTGTCATAGAGATTAGAAACAATGTTGTCGTGCGCTGTCGAGGAGAAAATGATAGATTACTTGAATTGGAGTTAAAGAGGGAAGGTGAGTAGAGAGAAAGTGATTAAGATGTGATATAATCCAAACATTAATTAAGTTCGCGAGCAGTGATCCGGGCATTTCCTCGCGAACGTGCCCGGATCTTTGTTGCTTAGAAAGGTTATTTATGTCTAAAAAGACAATAGAAATAGAAGAACCTAGTGTAGCTAGGTTAGTAGTAAGTGTAATAGGAACAGCTCCGTTCCTTAGCGATAGAATTGATCCTAGATTTTTAGAATCAGAGCACGCTAAAAGAGAATTATCCCCAGAAGAATTAGATGCTTTGTACGAGAGTAAAAAGTATTATGATGAAAAAATGCGTGCAGGAATTCCCGCCGCCGCCTTCAAGAAGGCCTTCGAGGAGGCAGCCAAGGGACAGGGTTGGTGGGTGGGGGGTAAGATTAATGGTAAAAGGCTCAAAGGCGCAGTTTCATTGACAGGAGTGGTAATCCCGCTTGAATCTATTTCCGACGAAAGGAAACTAGAAGAAGTGCGAAGGGAAGATATAGTTAATCAGGGCGGCAGGAAAAGTTCTAAGGTGCTCAGAAGGCGAGTAGCTTTTTATAACTGGCGTTGTAAGTTACCTTTGGACATCAACGTTAATCTAATGTCCGTTGACGATGTTGTGAAAGTTATTAATATGGCGGGAGTTGCTGTTGGTGTTGGGAACTGGAGACCGCAGTGTAGTGGTACTTTTGGAACTTTTAGAGTCGAGGAGGTTAAAGATGCAAAAGATTAAAGAAATAATATACAAAGCTAGAGAAGGTGCCCCGTTTGGGGACGAAAAGGCGAAAGAGCTTGCACTTTACATGGAGGAAAACGAACTTGAAAGTCCTGATGAGGTTTTAGACGACGCGTTAAAGAATGAGAAATCCCCTTTTAGAGAGTTTATAGAGTGGGATAAGGAAAAGGCGTTTATAAAATACGCGAAGGAAAGTGTTAAACATGTGGTGGCAAGTATATCCGTCGAGATAAAGTTTGTTGGGGGTGAAACCGTGCGCTTTAAACGTGCCTATAACATTGTTCGTATTGGAGGTGCAAATTTTTATGCCCCTACTGAGGATGCGCTGACCAGCGAAGAATCCCGTAAGCAGATTTTAAATCGCGCGTATGGTAATTTAAAGGGTTGGCAGGAAACATACGGTAACTATTTGGAGTTTGCTAAAATAGTATCAGCTATAGACGAGGTCGATCCGTCTGAGTTTTAAATCTACGACGCAACGCACCGCGCCGCTGCGCAACGCTACGCGCCGCAGCGCTACGCCTCGCAACGCAACGCCACGCACCGATAAACTTAAAGTTGACGAATAGGCATATATTGTGTTAAAAATGGGGCAACAAAGTTCGTTACCGGTAGAACTGGGGCGGACATCATAGATTACAAGATTTGTAGTTTGTGGTGTCCGCCTTCTTGTTTTAAAGAAAGGAAATTATGCCAGAAGCTATAGAAGCCAAAGGTACAAAAAAAGAAAGAGAACAATTCTATATTCTGAACCAACACTTTAAAATGGCACTAGAAGACTTAGAGAATAGATATTCAGGTTGGGATACAAAACTAGAATTGTTTTATTCGTACATAGATGAATCTGGTTGGCCGTATTCAGCGGAGATATTCGTGCCACAGACATTCACCGCTTTATTTGAGAAAATGGCACGCCTTAATGGAGGCAAGCCAAGAGGAAGGCTTATACCAAGAGAGGGAGGAGATATTATTAGAGCCAAGATTAACAACGAATTGCTAAACTACCAATGGGATGACGCGGCAAGAGTTGATAAAGAGCCAATGGTTGCCAAATGGGCAAGAATGGATCTTAACGCGAGAATATATGGTGCGGCTTTTGGGCTTGTTAAGTGGAGGTATGAAGTGGATTCAGACGGGGAGGTAGTGTTTGACGGGCCTGTATTAAAAGTACTCAACAACAAGGACTGTCTGCCTAATCCAGCATATTCAACAGTAAAAAACTGGTTTCAATATAGGGATTATATAACACTGTATGAGCTTGATAATGTAAACGATACCTGTGGAGAAAAGCCCCGTTACAAGAATTTAAAGATACTAAGAGAGTCAATTATTAACAAGTCTACAAAGGGCGGGGATACTAGGCAGCTAAATTATACGCCTAAAGGAAGGGAGTTGTTGGGACTGTCAGATTACTTGGGTATGGACGAGGACCCAGACTTTAGAATCGTTGAAATCGTCACCGAATATAGGGACGATAGAATAATTTCCTTTGCACCTAAGCACGGAGTAATTATTCGAGACGAGCCAAATCCTTATGCACACAAGCAAATTCCAATTGTCTGTCTAAAGTACATTCCTGTTGACGACGACATTTACGGTCTTTCAGAGATCGAACCGATTGAGAAAGTACAAAAGGCAATGAACGCACTAACCAGCCAGTTTATTGACGCAATCAACATGGATTTATACAGGATTATGCAAGTTAATCCTTCGGCAGTTCAGATGCACACACTCGAGTGGGGACCAGGCAAAAAGTGGCTTATGAATGAGCCGGGCAAGTCGGTTGTTCCTCTTGAACACTCAATGACGGCAACAAATCAATTTGTTAATGTATACTCGGTATTAACACAAATGTTTAAAGAGGCAATGGGGGAGCTGTCAGCAGCCATGTCAACACTTAAACCATTTGGTAAAGAAAAGACTGCAACAGAAGTAGAGGCTTTAACAACCACAAGGTCTGTGAGAGATAACTTTAATCAGATATTCTTGGCAGAGACAATCAAGGAACAAATGCTTTATTGGTTGCAAATGAACCAGCAGTTTATATTCTCCGATCCAGAGAAGCAGTATTTAGCACTTAGGGTAGTTGGCAGAGAGGCTATGAAGGATTTTGAGAGGCTGGGGCTTGACGGAATGACTCCCGATACAAGTGATTTTGAAATGTACAGCGCAGAGCAGGCAATATTGCAAGGAGGGGAAGGAGAGCTTCCAATGGTTCCTCAATATCCTGTTACGGTAGAGGGAGAAACAATTCCAAAGTTTAAGTTGGAGGAAACAGGGGAAATGGGCACGCTGTACGTTGTAGCAGACGATTTGTCAGGAAGCTATGATTACATTGCAGACGTAGAGCCTATGCAAGCGGATTCAACAGAAAAGGAGATTCAGGCAGCAAGGGACGCTATAGGAATGTTAGCTAATCCTACCATTCTACAGCTATTGCAAATGGAAGGGAGAAGACCTAAGGTATCTGAGATGATTATAGATTTATTTGAGAAGACAGGCATTAAAGGTGCGGAGAAATACTTTGATGTTATGGAATCTCAGGAGGTAATGTATGGCCAACAAGGGCAGGCAGGAACTAACCAAGGAGGAGCAGGACTTGGTGCACAAGGGGGAGGAGTTGTACCTCCTCAAGCAGCACCCGGGATGGAAGGTTTTGGAGGAATGGCTTAATAAAAGGCTACACCATTCTTGGGTAGATCCAAGAGGATTAGATCAAGAAGAATGGGAGTGGGCAGAGCTTAACGCGTTTCATAGCGCAGATGTAGCTAGGCAATTATTGGAGGATGTTGATATGTTGATTGCACAGGCCGAATATTTAAGAAAGAAGGAAAGAGGAGAGGTAGAAGTAGATAAGTTCAAGGCTTTGTGGGAAAAGCTGAAAGGAGACAAAAATGAAGGTTGAAGATGTGGTTTCTTATGTAGTAGAAAACTACGATAATAACGCCAAGATGGCAGATAAACTAAATATTGGTTATCCAGAATATGGGGTATTTAAAGAAGCTATGGCGGCACATGCACATTACTTTTTAGGCTCAAGGCCTCTTAGTATGAACATATTGCCACAATACAAGGTAGTATGGGAGACTATGAAGAAGGCAAAAGAAGAAAGTTTGGTTGTTAAGCCGGTTGAGGAGAAACCAAAAAAAAGACGTAGGAGAGCAAAGAAATAATGCCGTTCAAGAGCGAGAAACAAAGAAGATATCTTTGGGCAAAACACCCGGAGATAGCAGAACGCTGGACAAAGAAATATGGAAGTAAGATCAGAAAAGGCAAACGAAAAAAGTCTAAACGATCTTCCAAGTAGTCAGGACGATTATTGGGAGCATTCAGAGGTTTATCTAAGAGAAATGAAAGAACCAGATAAACACGAGCATGTGTTCAAATACTTGAACTCTAGGGAGATAATATGTAAATGTGGCATGGGGTTGTTTATAGGAGAAGGAGATGAGCTAAGAGGCGGGCACTTGTACCACAACAACAAGCTTGTTCTCTGATAGCTGGGAAATCTCAGCTATTAGCTAATAAGCTAAAGTTTCGCCAACTACACCGGGCTGTATAAAGGGGGTGAATTTTATGAATGAAAACGAAACGGCCGAACAACAAGAGGCAGAGGACACTGCCGAGCAGGATTCGCCGACTGCTGAACAAAATACACTTGATGACCAAGAGGATGATTCAGGAGAGAACCTAGACGAAACACCAGACTCAGACGAAGTTGAGGATGCACAAGCAGCTTCTCAGGATAGAAACTGGAAAGAGGTTAGGGAACAGTTGCAAAAGCTAAAGCAGGAAAACGAAAGGCTAAAGGGTGAGGAGCCTACTCCTCGCAGGGCAGTAAGAACACAACTTGATAATCTTTACCTTACTCCCGATGAAAATGTAGCTTTGAGTAAAGACGAGCTAAAAGCCGAGCTAAAGTACCCGGATCTTGAAAGTAGAAATCCCTTTTCCGCCGCTGTGTATGGTGAGTACCGCATGGCTTTGGATGAATACAATCTGAAAAAGTCATTAGGACAACCAACTAGATTGCCTTCTGCTTACGAGATCGCTACTCGTGTAAAGCAGGACATAGACACTGTTTATGGAAAGGCAGATAAATCAGTTGCGGATAAAGTTAAGAGAGCAGAAGCTGAAGGTGCCAAGAAAGCCAAGAAAGCCAAAGAAGGCCGAGAGGCTACCGTTGAGGCCGAGGGAAGAAGCTCTAGAGCAAGAGCCGCCAGAACATCTGCGGAACTAGAGAAACTTCAGGACGACTCAAGACATGGAAACCTCGACGCTGTGGCAGAAAGGATTTCTCGTAGCAAACTTTAGTTTAAGTAGGAGGTGACAAGAGAAAAATGGCAGAATTTGGATTGATTACATATGACGATGCAGTAAGACGTGAGGATTTATTGGATATCATTAGCGATGTTTCGCCCGATGATAATCCTTTGTCCACTATGCTTGCAACTACAACTGCAAAAGGAACCTACCACGAGTGGGCAGAAGACTACATTGATCGTCCTTCTAGCGTTGCTTCTTCTTATGAAGGTCAAGCAACTTCCTACTCAGATCTGACACAACCTAGTAGGAGAGGTAACTTTACACATATTATCTCTCAGAGCTACAGAGTATCAGGAACTGAAAGAGCAGTCTCTGTTGCAGGAATGTCCGATCCTTTTGCATATCAAAAAGCAAAAGCACTTAGACAATGGAAGAACAATCTTGAATACGCACTCTTAAGAAGTACAGCCGCTTCTGGCTCCTCTGGTGTTGCTAGAACTATGATTGGTATCTCCGCTGTGGTTACGAGCCACTATACCAACAGAAACTCTGGTACATCATTAACAGAAGACATGCTTCTTGACGGTATCCAGGATGTTTGGACAGATGTTGGTGGCGATTCAGTCTGTGACTTAATATTAACAACAATGCCTTTGAAGAGAAGAATTTCTTCATTCACTGCAGGTTCAACCAAATACATTGACGCATCTGACAAGAGACTTGTTAGACCAGTCGAGGTATACGAATCTGATGCAGGTCTTGTTAGGATTATGGCTCACAAAGACGCTAGAAACGCTGCAGCAACTCCAGGACCTGAGCTTTTGGGTCTTAGAGAAGATAAGTGGAGAGTCGCTTACTTGCGAAGACCGACTTCCGAAGATCGACCTAAAGACGGTGACTACACCGCTGGGGAGATAATCGGAGAAATGACGCTTGAATATTTAGCACAGAGAGCGAACTTCAGGCAGACCGGATTTGTCTTAACAGGTATATAAGGTTATAATCGGAGTTAGGCAAGCTCTGTTACTCAATTGCCCCTGCCTCGTGGAAGGCGAGGTGAAAGGTATGTATGTTAGTTGAAGATAAGCTGACAGGCAGATTAATAAGAGATAAACACCAAGCATTTATAGATAAGGTTATAAAGTTGAAGAATACAAAAGGTGTTTGGGCGGCCATAGATTTAATGATTAAGGAATGGGAAGAATCTAATCCGCAAGAGTTTAGGTCTTACGTAGTGTCGGTTGAGGATAAAAAGGAAACTAGAGAAACCAGGTATGGTTCCAATAAGCAAAAAACTATTAGACAGACAGTTGATTTTCCCCAGGAGATTCAAAATAGAATAAGAGCAATTTACAAAGCAGACGAACTTCCTTTTGATAAGAAGTTTTTTAAAATGTTTTGGGAAAGGTATCCGCAGTATAGGGTTGCGGAAAAATATTAATGGCAAAAATAGCACTAGCAATGATATTAAAAGATAGCGAACCTACAGATATGATAATGAGGTGTTTGTATTCTGTGGCTCCGCATGTGGATGGAATATTTTTAACAATCAACGGTAGAACTAAGAAAGAGACTAAAAAGGCAATTCAACTGAAAAAAGAATTAGACATACTTTGTATTTCAAGAAGTTATCCAGAAGTCCAGTTTTCTTATACTAAGTGGGAGAAAGACTTTGCCAAGGTACGTAATTTTAACTTTGGACAAGTCCCGAGCGAATACGATTTTATTATTTGGCTAGATGCAGACGATATTCTTCGAGGTGGAGAGAATCTGCATGATTTAGCAGACGAGTGCTTGCAAAAGGGATTTAGTGCGGTGTTTTTTAATTATCTTTACCGTGTAGATCTCGATGAGAACATGAAAATACGCCAAGTACTGATAGAACACCTCAGAGAACGCCTTATTAGAAACGATAATAGCTATATGTGGATATCTCCGATACACGAGACTTTGATAGAACAAAGAGAGACAGTTAAGACTGATTCTGGGCTTTGCGATGTTGTGCATTTGTCTAGCGATAAAAGAGCGGACGCAGCTATTCACCGAAACATTGAAATACTTGAGAAACAACTAGAGGACCAGGGAGACAGAAAAGATCCTCGAACGCTCTATTATTTGGCCAAAGCCTACTTTGATTTAAGGGAAGACGAGTATTGGTTGAAGGCGGAAGATTATATTAAGAAATACTTACACGGGTCTGAGGAAAACACACCTTCGGGTTGGGCAGAGGAAAGGGCGCAGGCTTGGGAGTATTTAGCTGAGATTTATAGAGACTGGGGGCTTTACAATAAGGCCATAAAAGCTGTTTCAAATGCGCTTATAGAAGATCCTAAGTTCCCTAACTTTTACATAGATATGGCAATGATCTATATGTATATGCACGATTGGAGAAAAGCAAAACATTGGGCGCTTTTGGCACAACAGGTTCCCTATCCAAAGACCACTCTTGTTACCAATCCAAGGGATATGCAGGTAAGAACGATTGAAGTTTTATTAAACGTTGCCATTAACACAAACGATATTGATGGGGCATGGGCAATGGCCTCTAAGTCGGCGGAGATCTTTCCTAACGACGATGTGATATTGGACAGGTTTAAACATCTTACTGAGATAAAACGCCAAAACGAGGTAGCTCATGAGATTATAGATTTGGCAAGGTACTTGGACGAAAGAGGACAAACCGATAAGCTAGTCTCACTCGTTGGCTCAATTCCCAGAGAGATCGAAGAAGAACCTGTAATGATTAGCTTGAGGCGGGATTTTACCCCAGCGAGAACTTGGGAAGAAGATGAAGTGGCTATAATGTGTGGCAGAGGTTTTGAAAAATGGAGTCCTAAGAATCTTGGTACGGGAATAGGCGGTAGCGAAGAGGCGGTTATTTATATGGCTAAAGAACTTAGCAGTCTTGGGTGGAGAGTGACAGTTTTTGGCGATCCGCAAGAGGATGCTGGAATGCACGAGGGTGTAAGATACGTTCCTCATTATAAGTTAAACCCTAAAGACGAGTTTAATATTTTGATAGGTTGGAGAAGTGTTTCTTTCTTTGATCACGACTGGCACGCTAAGAAAACGTATTTGTGGCTGCATGATATACAAAACCCTAATGAATATACTCCAGAGAGACTTGACAGCATCACAAGAATATTTGCTCTCTCCGAGTGGCAAAGGAACAACATGCCTAATGTCCCGGACGACAAGTTTCTTGTTACGGGAAACGGCATTGATCTTGATAGCTTCAGACAGCTTGATAAAAGCCCTATTAAGAGAAATACAAAGAGGTGTATTTATACCTCAAGCTATGATAGAGGGCTTGAGCATTTGTTGAAACTATGGCCTGAGGTTAAAAAAGAAGTTCCGGAGGCAGAGTTACATGTGTTTTATGGTTGGAAACTATTTGAGTCTTTCTATGCAAACAACCCCGAGAGGATGGCGTGGAAAGAAAGGATAGACGAACTAATGAAGCAGGACGGTGTTTACCATCACGGGAGAGTAGGGCAGCTTGAGGTATTGGAAGAAACATATAAATCAGGTATATGGGCATATCCTACTCATTTTGGTGAAATATCCTGTATAACAGCTATGAAGTGTCAAGCAGCGGGAGCGATACCGGTTGTTTGTGATTATGCGGCTCTCAAGGAAACTGTGCAGTTTGGAAAGAAGGTAAATGTTGATGAGGAGGACATTTACGTTAAAGATACCCAAGATAAGTACACCAAAGAGCTAGTTGCAGCTCTCAAAGACACAGAATGGCAAAATTCCATACGTAAGGAAATGATGGCATGGGCTAGGGCTAGGTTTTCTTGGGGTTCGGTAGCGGAGCAATGGGATAAGGAGTTTAGAACAGATGAGCTAAAGGATGCTGCCAAGGTTTTAACAGACCACGACGAAAGTTTAAAAAAATATTTACCTGTACAGTTACAAGAAAGGCTTGGATATGAGCAAACTTATTGACGCTGTAAGAACAATAAGAAAAGAATTAATAATAAAAGACGAGCCACTCAAGGCATGGAAGCTATTGGAAGCGATTGATTCAAAAGAGCTGAATCCTGAAAGAGATAGAACATGGACAATGATAAACCATGTTTATGACGAGGATCGCTACCAGGAAATCTATGGCATGCAAGGACAAGATCAAATACCAAACGCAGAGCTTGTGGAACCCAGAGACTATATAACTAATGCAGGGAAAAGATATTACAGATATCAGTGGATAGTTGAGGAGGCAGAAAGGAACAAACCCAGTACTTATATGGATCTTGCTTGTTATGTTGGCAGTCTTGTTACTACAGTAGCTAATATGGGTATACATTCAATCGGTGTAGATATGACGGAAAGAGCTATAGAGTTGGCAAAAGAAAGAGCAAAGTCTGCGGGAATCGAAAACTGTGAATTTTATGTAGCCGATGCGACAAAGTTTAAAAAGAAAAAAGCCGACATGGTTTCTGCTTTTGAGGTGTTTGAACACGTTCCTGATCCAGATCAGTTTATTGAACACCTGCTTTCTCTAGTGAATAAAGGAGGTTGGTGCTATATAACAACACCGAACGGTCCTTTTGATAACGGGAGAGGAAACCTAGGTCATTGGGATATACCAAATTATAGGGGACACGTGAGAGTATTTACTAAGGCCACACTACTTAAAATTATGGACAATCATAACTGTGAAATAGGTTACTTGGAAGGCGAGCACGACGGCCTTTTGTGGTTAAAGTTTAGAAGAAAGGAGGTTAGCAATGAAAATGTTTGAAGGAGAGTGTCCTAAGTGTGGTAAGAAGGTGTTTCTACCTACACCGGATGCTGTTAGGTTTTGTTCCAGGGTATGTGAAACAAATTATAAGTTTGAAAAAGATAGGATGTTAAAAAGATTTGTATGAAACCTAAGATACTATTCGTTTTAAGACACGAATATCAAGATATTTGGAAAGACGGGCTTTTTAAGGCAATAGAACTATTGTCCTATGACTACGATATAACTGTCCACAACTTGATCGATGGGGATCCGACCTCTACTGTAGGCTATGATTTCGTTCTGGGCTGGGGAGCCTTTGGAAGTCAGGTTGACTATTTTATGCACAGAATTGATAACAAGAAGGGGCTTTGTATAGCAGGCACTCCTTCCCCGACGCTTGGTGGCAGGAATTACGATATCTTGTTTTATGAAACCGATTGGTATAAGGAGAAGATTAAAGAACACCCAAGAGCCATTAAGGCTTTCGGGATAAACACAGATATTTATAAGCCCGAAGATACTGAAAAGTTTTTTGACTACATAACGGTAGGGGCATTTGCTTTGTGGAAGCGACAACATTTTCTTTTACAAAAAGAGGGCAGAAAGTTAGCAATAGGGGAGATTCAGAAAGATAATCCACAGGAGTCCTTGGGGATAATTGCAAGGCTTCTAGCGGGCGGGGTTTTTATCTCCGACATGGTTGAGCCGGAAGCGCTCGCCACTTTATACAACATGAGTAAAAAGGCATACATACCAGCGAGTGTAGATGGTGGCGGAGAAAGAGCTGTTTTAGAGGCAAGGGCTTGCGGTATAGATGTAGAGGTAGAAAGCGATAACCTAAAACTACAAGAACTCCTGGATTGTCCCATATACGACCAGGAAGATTATTTTAAAAAGTTAAAGGAGGGCATTGAATTGTGTCTATAGCTGTAGTAGTACCAACAATAAGAGAAGAATGGTGGAAAAAGTTTGTTAAAAAGTGGAAGCCCTTATTCTTACGTCATAATTGCCACGTTATTAAGGTGGAGGATGGCGCATCTCCGAGACTTATTCATCTAGATAACATTTTTGATGTTCACGATGTAATGGGGGAAAACAAAGATCTGATTTACAACCAATCTGATTGTGTTAGGAATCTCGGATTTGCTTATATAGCCAAATTTATGCCTGATATTGAGTACATAATTACTCTAGACGATGATGTAAGCCCAGTTGGGGATACCATAGCCGATCACCTCAAAACATTGTCAAGAAGAGTTCCTATATCTTGGTTGAGTACTCTTATTGAAGATTATTCGCGGGGGTTTCCGTATGGGATAAGAGACGAGGCCGAGGTTGTTCTTTCTCACGGACTTTGGGAAGGGGTAAAGGACTATGATGCTCCAACACAGCTTGTCAAAGAGGATTGTTTTTCTGATTATTATGTTGGGCCTATACCAAAGGGTGCGTATTATCCTATGTGTGGCATGAACGTCGCATTTAAAAGGAAGATGCTACCATACATGTACTTTGCTCCAATGGGCTACATGGTCGGCCTTGACAGGTTTGCAGACATATGGCTAGGGATTGAGAGTAAAAAAGTAATTGATAAGAATAAATGGGCTGTATTTACTGGAGGAGCCGTTGTCCACCACGAGAAAGCCTCTGACGTGTGGGTTAATATGAAAAAGGAGTTACCTGGTTTGAAAATGAACGAGAGCTATGGAAAGGGTAATTATTTTGAATTATACAAGGAGAAAAGAGAGCGGTGGCAAAAGTTAATCTTAAAGCTGATAAGTTAAATTTAGGTTGTGGTAATGAGTTTATGGAGGGTTGGGAAAATATTGATTTGTGGGAATACGATCCTAGAGTTATTCCGATAGATTTGGAAAAGGCTAGTTTGCCCTACAAGACTAGTAGTATTGCGGAAGTACGTGCGCACCATGTTCTTGAGCACGTGTTTAATTATATAGAGTTGTTGAATGAATGCCACAGGGTAATAGTTCCAAAGGGATTTATTGATATACACGTTCCTAAGTTTCCCCATCCAAGTAGTGTTAAGGATCCGACACATGTTAGGTTTTTTAATGAGGAGACTTTTAAGTACTTCAGTGAGTACTTGGATCTTGGTTGTTTTAGTATGTATAGGATAAAACCATGGGATTTGCATGACATTAGATTTGAGGAATCCGAGATACAGGCTGTAATGAAGCCAATTAAGTGATTTTATATGAAAGAATTTGATACAAAAATTAGTGTAGTAGTGCCTTACTACGAGAACAGACCCGAGAAAAGGGGCATGCTTTATAGAGCTGTTGATAGCTTCAGAGGGTACGATGAGCTTTTACTTATTTGGAACGATAAGATGGGGTTTTCAAAGGCAGTTAATACAGGGTACAGGCTTGCTAAGGGAGATTTTATTATTATGGCAAGCGATGATTGTTATGTTGAGGAAGGCAGTCTTAGGGATTTAGCTGTGGGTGGATTTGTTACATCTCCTGTGGTGAACAAAATATCTAATGATTTCTCCGGAGTTATGTGGTGCGTACCAAGAGAGATATATGAACAATATGGAATGCTGGATGAGGGTTATTCTGAGGGGATTCTTTATGAGGACGAAGACTATTTAAACATGCTTAGGTTTGAGGGCATTTCCCACAAGTGCGTTGAATCAGTTAGGATTATACATCCGGAGGGAGGAGCCACATTGACAAGAGATCCGGAGTTTCGTAGAAAAGCCGACATAAATCTTAGCTACTTTAATGATAAGTGGAAGGATAGACTATAGATGGGCGTGTTGATGCCAAATAGTATATTCTTTCATGTTCCAAAGACAGGAGGTACTTGGGTTACTACAGTTCTTGAGAATACAGTGCCTGGTGCCGAAAAGCTGCACATTGATTATGAAAATAAGCTGAATTTACGTCGTCAGCACGTTTATCCTTCTAAGGTGCCTAGGAAAGTAAGAGGGAGCAAGCTGCTTTTTTGCTTTGTAAGAAACCCTTATGAGTGGTACAGATCTTTTTGGTCTTATAGAGTCCCGGCCGGTTGGGATTTAGGACATGAGAACGAGAACATTAATCCTAGTGTTGTGGATGTTAGATGTGGCAACAAGGACTTTAATGAATTTGTTCTCAATTGTGTTAAGGTGTTTCCAAAGGGTCTGCTTACGACCATATACAAAAAATACGTGGATCACGTGCATTTTGTTGGTAGACAGGAGAGTTTGCGTGAAGATTTGGTAAAAATCTTGTCTTCTGCAGGAGAGACTTTTGATTACAAATACATAATGGGAAAAGGTAAGCTGAACGAGTCCTCAGCCAATTACAAAGTGAATAGTGTTTACTTAGATGAAACAAAAGAAAGGCTTTATGAAAATGAAAAATGGGTATTTGAAAGATTTGTATATAATTAGTTGGGAGAGTATATGGAGAAGTTAGATGTTTTAGTAACTGGTGGTGAGGGATTTATTGCAAAGGGAATTGTTCCGCATCTTGGTAAACGCTCTGTTTTTTGTTACTCGTATGACCTTATCACCGGCGCTGATATTTTTGATAAGGAAAAGCTTGCAGAAGCGTTGGAAGGAAAAGACGCTGTTATTCACCTTGCCGGCCTTCACGGCCCTAGTTGCGATATGTTTGGGCACGTTGATAAGGACTATAAGCGTATAAATTTAGGGGGATCAAAAGCTGTTTTTAGAGCCGCTAAAAAGGCAAAGGTTAAGAGACTGGTTTTTGCATCTTCTATAGAGGTCTATGGATTTAAGTCTGTTTGGGCTGATTGGTATAACGATACCCCAGAGTTGCCAATAACGGAAGATACAGAGCTTCCTAAGAAACAACATCCTTACGCGAAGTACAAACTTGAGACAGAAAAGTTCTTTAAGGAAAATACCAAGGATGGAGAGATTACTGTAGTAGCAATAAGGTTTGGAGGAATAAACGGAGAAAGTCCTTGGTCAATAAAATGGGAGAATCTAGCAGAGGCTTTTAATTTAGCGCTTAGAACTGATAAGGTAAAGGGCTTTGAACACGTAACAATCTGCGATTTAGATAGAAATGGTGTAGATCTTGATAAGGCAAGGAGGGTGCTAGGATATGTCAAAAATTAGTGTAATGAACCTAACAAATAGATACGGGGGAATAGATATTCTGTGGGCGAATATGAAAAGGCAAACCGAACAGGATTTTGAACTAATTATTGTAGACGCTCTTTGGAAAGAGAGGGAAAAAGAAATTAAAGAGTACATAAACGACCCAAGACTTAAATATATAAGGCAATCAGACAAGAAAGAGGGTGCGCTTACTAATCTTGCACACGCAGATAACGAGGGCTTTAGGGCGTGTACAGGAGATTTAATAGTTTTGTTGCAAGACTATATTTGGATACCTCCTACAGCACTTGAGAAATTTTGGTTTCACCACGAACACGCTGACGGAAGAATCCAGATAACTGGGGTCGGGCACCAATACGGCAAGCCTTCAGGAGAAGATATTGTTAATCCTAAAGGTAAGATTACGGTTTTTGAGAAGCCTTATGTCAAAAAGCCTAGCGAACAATGTTGGACAGATCCGAGAATGAGAACTGATTTTGGCACATTTTATGAATGTACGCCACAGGACATAGAGTTTAATTACTGTGCTGTTCCCAGAAGAATGATTGCAGATCTCGGGGGTATGGACGAACAGTTTGATTTTGAGGGATTTGCTTGGGACAACGTTTACATGGCAGTTAAAGGAGATATGGCTGGATATAGCCCTATGATAGACCAGACCAATGAGTGTATGGGATTTGATCATGACGGATGGTGGCCAAATCCTCTAAAAGTTAATAGGATAAGTCCGGCTGCTTATTATCACGACCAAGTAGCAAAGTTGCGTGCAGGGCTTGTGCCTTTCAAACTTCCTTATGTGGTATACGAAGATATGAATGCATATTGACTATCTATAGCTGCGAAAGTATAATGTGACAAAAGTTGAAAGGAACGAATCCTAAAACCCACATAGCTGACTTGGCGTGTGGGAGTTTTTTATTTATGGACAGAAAACCATTATCAGAAACAGTTGACAAACCAACTGAGGCAGAGGTCGCTGTACAAGAAGAACGTGCAGCAAAAAATATTGAACAAATGGGGTTTAATGACCTAGACGTATTCAATGCGTCCAAAGACTTTAGGCAGTTTTGCGATTTTCTTCAGATAGATGTGGGTTTGGGTAAAGAAAACCAAGACGAGTTGCTTTTCTTGGTTGATTGGGCAAAAGAGAAGTCTAGTAGTGAGGATATGGTGGATATTACCTACGAAATAAAGAAAATGAAAGACTCTCTGGGGTTTAACGACGTAGGTCTTACCTCTGTAAAAAGGTTATATCAGTATATAAGATTGACGGACGAACAGGGAAAAATCTTTGATCGTCTTAAAAGAATTAAAAAAGAAAAGGAGTTATTA